GCCCTTGTAGGGTCGAGAACGTAGTCGACCCAAAGGGTCAACTACTACTCCGCCTTGCAAAGTCTATGCAGTGCGTGCGACTCCGCCAATACTGGAACGGATCCCGATGGTTCCAAATTCGCTGAAATCTGGTTCGGTTTCATTGTAGACATAGGCCCAAGCATACCCAGACCTAAGGTCTTTACGGTCTTCTGGCCATTCTTCCTTGACACCACTCGTATAGAGATACGAGTAACAAACGCCAAACTCAAAGAAATTCTTGATTACGTGATAAACTTTGACTTTATATTTCTTTTCAAAATCTTTGACACGCTTGTCTTCTTCGTCGTTAAGCCAATACAGAATGCCGTTTCTTTCAGAAAGATTGATGTGTTCGCCAGTTTGGAATTCCTGGATGACGTTTTCGTGAATTTTCAATAGTTTCATTCTTTTGACACATTCTTCGATAATTTCTTGTTCTGATAAGACTTGTTTTTCTGCCACTTTACTTTCCCTCCTTTCTGGAAATTTTTATTCTTTCTGGGATTACTTTGAAAACATTACACTCATCGCAGCACACGCCCTCACTCCAAGGCTTGAGCGGTTCTGGGTTGTTTCCCCACCCAACGAATTTCTTCCCACACAGCACACAAGTGCGGATTTTTTCGTCTGGTGAGACATCATTCCGAGCATTTTTCTCCGTGTCTTCATAGTTTTGAAACTTTTTGTCCATTTTTGCTCCTTTCCAGACATTCTAACTTACTTGTCCGTTTACGAGTATAACGGAAGTTATACTCATAAACCGAAAAGCAAGTTTGCACTTACTTTTGGCGAACGGTTTGGGTTATTTAACCCAAACGAACACTTTTTCAATATCACTAAGAGTGATATTGCGTTCAACTTTGTGGTCATCAACCTTGATTTTTGGCTCGTTGTTTTCTGTGAAAACATCGAGGAATCTGGCGAACACGTTCTTTTCGTCTTTCAGACGAAGTTTGACAAATGTTTTGGGTTTAATTGTGTCTTTTAAGCCCACTTCTTTCCAGCCGTTTTTGTGCTTGCTTGCTTTCGCTGGCTTGCTTGTGTCTAGAGTTTTTGTGGGGTCAACTTTGTCGAAGACAAAGGCAAACTGGGTATTTGTTTTGTCTTCAGTGCGGTACTCGGAAATCGGTTTTACCGATTTGGTTTTTGGCGTTGCTTTTTTAGAAGCAACAGTTTTCGATTGGGAAACCTCGGCGCCAATTGCTGTAAGCAATTCAACCATTGTTTGTTCTTGCTTGTTTTTGTTTACTTGCTTGTTTTCTTGTGGGTTGCGAGACGGTTTTTGCAACACTTTGATTGAGCCGTCATTAACTCCGTTAATGAAGTCTGTATAATCTTTCGTAGAAAGATTGCAGTGTCGGTTCTTGCCACGTTCTTCGAACGTGTTTGTGTAGGTCTTTCGATAGGTGAAGACTACGTCTTCAAACTTGTGGTTCTTCAAAACTGCTAAAGCAGTTTTTGTAACTTCTTGATATTTTGAAATCAAAATATCGACGGCGTTTGGAGTATCCAAACGATAGTAAATGCACTGTTCGACCAATAGATAGCCTTTGGCTATTTTTTCCAGGTCGGACGCTTTCAAGGTTTCAACCTTGACCCCTTGAGATACCATTCTGTCCGTTATCGCCTTAGCGATGAGGTTCAACTTTTCTTCTAATGTGTGTTTCATGGTCTTCCATTCTCTCTGTCCACCATCAGAGATGGTGATCGACGGCGGTTTTTTCTTTGGCCAATCACCACCATTATCATCGCTCCAATGTCATTAACTACCAATACGCTATTTATCATTTTTTTTTAATACTTAAAATAAAATGAAAATAGCATATTGACAAACAATGCTTGAAATCACCCATCTATCGAGTTATTGCTTTCTGACTTGTCGAAATCCTTCTTGTCGATTCTTGAGTTCAATATGAATGCTTCGTTGACTCCGACACTACTCGTTTTCTTTACATTCCTCTCTTAACACCACAAAAGTGGTGTTAGGTAGTAGATGTAGATTGAGAAATAACTATGTTGTGGCCTTGTTTGTGTTTTTTTTTGTTTTTACAAAAAATGGTCTTTTGAATGTTTGATACAAATTATAACCCATTAAGGGTTATAATTATGTAAATTCGTCATCTACATCTACTACCTAAGACCACTTTTTAAGAAAAGTGGGCGGTTTTTTGACAAGAACGCCACTTTCTCGAAGGAAATAGCACTTCGACGTTTTGACAAAGGCTTTTCGAAATGAGCGCGTCTGGGCTTTCTGCTATTGATTAGCAGAAAGTGGTGTTACGCTCGCACGCCACGTTTGCAGACCGAACAGTGAAACATTTTGCCTGGGGTTTATTGCGTTTCAAGCCTGTTGAAAACAGTCTTGGCTTTCAATAGGCTGTCTGGTGGTTCTGGAACATTTTTTTTGGAAAAATGTAGGGGGGGGCGGCAAAGCAAGACCGACGACCTTGTGCGGTCAATAAAAAATAGTCCCTAGATGTGTCGTTTACAAAAAAAGGTATTGCAAAGACCACTAAAGGTGTTATAATAAAAAGTGGGGGGGGAGATACAATGAAAATCTACACTTCTGAACTAGAGAGGGTCATAGAGGACAACATCAAACCGAATCTAAAGATGATATACAACCTAAAGATAAAAGGGATGAAGGACAAGCACATAGCGAACGCGTTAGGGATTAGCGTAGGGAAGTTTTTGGAAGCGAAGGAAGCATACGGGGAATTAAAGGAAGTCTACGAAGACGCATTTTTGTTATTGTGCAGTCGGCTGAGGGACGTAGCGATAAGCAGAGCACTTGGGACAGATGGAAGGGAAGACAAGGACGGAAAGATGGTTCCGGCGGATGCGAATTTGGCGTTAAAACTGCTAGAGAGACTGGACCCGTTATTTTCGGAGAAGAAAGAGGAGAAAGTAAGCGTAACGATAGAATACATCATACACGAACTGAGCGAGAAGCGGAAAGCGGAGCGGATAGAGCAGGAACGGATCATCACTAAGAATGAAGCACGGGGGGTAAGTTTGAATGAATCTTAGCATGATGAACATAGGGGAGTATGAAGAGACACTGGGGAAACCACGGAATTTCATAGAGAATTTCTGTTACATCACGACGAAGAATGGGAAATTCGAGGTAATAAAACTAAACTATCCACAGCGTAGGCTAATGGAAATCGTGGAGAAAAGCCTTGAAGAAAAGAGACCGATTCGGATACGGGTCTTAAAAGCGAGACAGATGGGGTTCTCGACTCTTATCAGTGCGCTCGGGTTCTGGTGGGCAGCAATGAACGAGAACTCAGCGTATGCAGTAGTCGCACACAAAGAAACATCAGCGTCGAGTATCTTCGAGAAAAACAAGATATTTTATGACAACCTACCAAAAGTTCTGAGGCCGATGACGAATCGGTTCAATTCAGAACGTATTTCGTTTAATGGGAATGGACAAGCGGACTATGACGAAGTCGGCGGACTGCGAAGCAAGATATTCTTCGGGACAGCCGGAGGCGGAGAACTATTTCGTGGAGAAACCATTCTTTTTTTGCATAAATCAGAGGTTGCGTTCTGGGAAGACAAGGAAGGAACGCTGAAAAAATCCTTGAACGCCACGGTTCCGGAAACTTGGTTCTCCGCTATCATCGAGGAGACGACGGCGAATGGGTATAATGAGTTCAAGGACGACTGGGACAGAAGCGTTCGGGGGGAAGACGATTACATACCTTTGTTTGTTGGCTGGAACGAGATGGAAGAATACCAGTCCACGCCGCCGAGCGATTTTGAACTCACGGAAAAAGAACTGTTTTTGCAGATGGAATACGATTTGACAGACGCACAACTGTTCTGGCGCCGTAAAAAAATTGCGAACGACTACGGCGGAAACGATAAATGGTTCCAACAAGAGTATCCGCTCACACCAGAAGAAGCGTTCATCGCTTCTGGATTCGGGGTTTTCGACGGAGACATCGTAGCGGCTGGATACAAGTATAGCCATAAGCCCAAATTCCAAAAAGAAATCACGTCCGCTTTAATCAAAGAACGTCTTCTTGTCTGGGAAGAGCCTGAAATCAAAGAAATCGTCGAATATGAACAACTCTCGAGATGGAGCATTAAAAAACAAGAATACGAATACTACGATGGGACGCTTGAGGTTGCTCGAAAACAAGTATATGCCAACTATACCGTCGGTGTTGATACCTCTGGAATGGGAGCGGACTGGAACCAAATCGCCGTTTGGCATAACATCACAAAAAAAATGGTTGCTAGACTAGCCATCAAGAATCTTCCGGAACAATATCTTGCAAAAGTCGTTGTCGAAATTGCAAAGTATTACTTCGACGCTATGATTGCCGTCGAGGTCAACTACTCGCATGCGCTATATGATTATATGATTGATGAAGGATACAAAAACTTCTACTTTACTGAAAATTACGCACGTGTGGATAAGAAGAAGGAAGTCCTTGAATACGGGTGGAACACGACCAAGGCTTCAAAAGGCCCGCTCATTTCTACGCTTCGAGCGGCTTTGAGCGAAAATCCATCAATCATTCCGGACAGGGAGTTTTGGTCGCAAGCCGAATATTATTTGATGGAAGACTCCCAGAAAAACATTATGAATGCGGCCAAAGGACACTTCGACGACCTCGTTATGGCGGCCGCTATTGGGTATATTGTCTGTTGCTCGTTCCAAGCGAAGCAAGTTTATTCACAAAAAACTCAGAAAATCAAGCACAATGATAAAATTGGTGGTATAATTGTTGGTGGGTTGGACTTGAATCCAAAACAAAAAAGCACCAAATTAAGGAAGGGGGTTTACACAAACAATGCTTAACTTAACAGTTGTTAAAAAATCAACCTTGGCCGATATACAATACCAGAAGGAAATAGACGACCACAATCTCCTTGAGAAGGACAACAAAATAATGAAGTTGGAAAGCGACAATAAGAAACTGAAATCCGAACTAAAAAGGGTGAAAGAAGAGTTGCAAGAAGTCTCTGACAAAATCGTTGTTTTAGAGAAGAAAATGACTTCTAGTGCAACAAAGACAAAAATCGTCGAACTTCAACGTCGAAAGAAATGGCTGAACGGTTATCCTGGAGAGGAATATTCAGAAGGGAACGGTGAACAATAGTCATGGTAGAAGACATCGAAAGAACATCCGAAGAAAAAGCGGCCTTACAAGTATATCAAGAGTTCGAAAACGCAACGGCGTTTATCGACGCTTTGAACTTGCGAAAGGAAATCAGTCGTTGTATCAATTTTGAAGAGGGCGTTCAATGGAATATGGACGAAGATGTTGCAGATTTTCCAAAGATTACCCTCAACGTTGTCAAACAAATAGGAAAAGTTAGAAAGAGCGGTATTCTTCAAAATGAATACGGCTATCTTGTAAACTCTAGCAATTTCAAATCCGTTCGTAAGATTCAAGATTTTTTGAAATATCTTGCGACGAAGATGAATTTGAGGGCAGCAGATTTGAAAGCCATCAATGACACCTATAAAAAAGGGACAGGAATACATTATTTCTATTGGAACGCCGAAGAACGCGATTTTTTAGCCAAGAGTGGAGGAAAACTCAAGGTTGAAAACATCGACATTCGGCGTTTTCGAGTTGCAGATCCTTACATTCAGTCAGTTCAAGACCAAGAATACGTTATTTTTGTGAGCCGTGAACGTCTTGACAGTATCAAGAAAAAGTATGGAAAAGAAGTCGTTCCAGACTCAGAACTCTACACAAATTTGACTGAAAAACCAATCATCACCGAAGAGACCGAAAAAGAGTTCACCAACATCTATACTAAATTTTTCCGGAATGAAGAGGGTCAGGTGTTCTTCACCATCACCACAGCGCTTGACGTCTTAAAACCGCCAACACCGCTAAATCCGTTTTATAAAGAAAAAGCGAAGTCGGAAGAGGCTCCGAACACTACGTCGCTGATGGATGAAGCCAAATTGAGTTCGGAAGAAAGAATCAGTCAAGAAATATTTGGTTTGTATCCGTTTGCAAGTCTTGTGTTCGATGAAAGAGACAACTGTTTCTATGGTCGTCCTGGTGCTTACGAAAACCTTGAGGCTCAGAAATCAATCAATCACCACTTTTCTGTTTATGACAAAGGACTTCAAGACAACGTTCTTGGTGGATTTGTTATGAAGAAAGGCATTATGGGCGAAGACGAAATCACAACCGAAAACGGTCAAACCATTCAACTCGATTTGCTTCCTGGAGAGGATTGGAGAGCGGTCTTTGGAAGAATGCCAGTCAATTCAATTCCACCAGACGCCTTGAACTATTCTGTGAATATCCTTGGGGTTGTCAAGCAAGTTGCTGGGGCTTCTAACATTCAAACTGGACAAGCAGATTATTCTGGTCAATCTGGAAGACAAACACAAATGCTTCTTGACCGAGCAAAGGAAAACACTTCTGATTACGCAATGATTTTCAATGAGTTCAAGAAGCAGCAAGCATACATTATGTTTTTGTTTGCGAAATTCTTCTATGATAATGAGAATTTCACAGTCATTGAACATGGATTTATGCAAGACGCAGTTCATTCTTACTACGGAGAGCCAGGGCAAGGACAAGAAACCGCGATGGCTCCAAATCAAACAGGAACAAAGTTTAATGGTAACGACTATCTTGGTGACGACGTTCAAATCGACATTCGGGTGGGAGCAGCGCCGGCATTTTCAGAGTATTCAAACATTGAAATTATGGGTCTTGCAATGCAATCTGGACAGATTCCGCCAGAAGTTTACGTCAGTATGCTTCCAGACGGAATGGTTTCCAACCGTGAAGAACTCGTAAAACTGATGAATAACAATAGCCAGAAAATCATCGCTTCTCTCCAAGAGCAATTGAAAAAGGCTCAAGAGGTTATGCAGATGATGGCCGAGCAATACAATAAGACCAAGAAAGATATGAACAATATCGACACAGTCATTACCGAGAATCAGCGCCTTAAAGCGTTGCTTGCTGAACTTGCGGCAAAGGGCATTAAGATTCAACAAGACGCCACCAAACAGAACATTGAATTGACAAAAGACATGAAAGACGTGTTGAATGCTATTCAAGGTTTGGGCAAGGCTGGAGAAACAAATTTGTAAAAGTGTGTTTACATCATTCAAAAATGGTGTTATAATACAAATGTAAACAGTCGTGATACCAACATCGTTAAGTTGGGGTCGCCTACCTAAGCGTTAGAAGGGAGCCAAAAATGGCAGAAAACGAAAAGACTCCAGAAGAACTGGAGCAAGAACGACTTGAAGCCGAAAAGAAGGCCGCCGAAGAGGCTGAAGCAGCCAAAAAAGCCGCTGAGGAAGAAGCAGCCCGAAAAAAAGCGGAAGAGGACGAAGACGATTTCGATGACGAGGCATTCATGAAGTCTCTTCTTGAAGAAGAAGAAGACCAAGCCAAGAATATGTCCGAGGAAGAGAAACGTGCTTTCAACAAGAATGCAGAAGAGAAACGTAAGCGTTTGGAAGAAGAAACGAAGAAGAAGAAAGCGGAAGAAGAAGCGGCCAAAAAGAAAGCCGAAGAAGAAGCCGCCAAGAAGAAAGCCGAAGAAGAAGCCACCGCAAAAAAAGTGGCCGATGAAGCAGAGGCAGCCAAGAAAAAAGCGGAAGCCGAGAAATCCCGTATGGATAAACTCGGAGCCGAACTCAACGACTTCGTCAAATCTCACCCGAACGTAAATCTAGCGGAACTCGATAAGGACAAATCCTTTAAGAAGTTCCTCGACGGAAAAATTCTGGGAAAGAAAACTTTTTCAGACTTGTATGAAGATTTTGTCGAAATGAAAGCCGATATGACCGATACGACAAAAGAGACGGTAGCCAAAAACTACCAGAAGTCTCAATCGAGTAGCGGGCCAAGTGTTAAAGGCGCTCCCACACCGTCGGATATTTTCAGCGAAGATGAATTGAAGCGGCTATCTGAAAAGGTTCCGTTTATGAATCGCCATGAATATACAAAAATCGAGGGCAAATTGAACAAATCAATCGACTATTACGACAAGAACAAAAAATAATTCAAAAAGGAGAAAAATATCATGGGCGACACCCTTCAAATTAAACTACCCGCTCTGTCAAACAAGATTTACAAAGAGTGGTATCCGAAGACTGTGTTGGTTCAGTCATGTGATGACTCTTTCGAAGGTGAATTGAATCTCGAGACACTTGAAATCGACATTCCGATTTACCACGATTTGACGATTCACAAAACAACCATCAAAGAACGTGAAGTCAAACCAGCCACCATCGAATTCATGAAATCCTCGACGAAGAGGGTTGTTATCGACAAAGGCAGATATACCCACTGGGGCCAGATGAAACTTTCGAAGATTATCGAACGCCTCTCTCAAGAGGAATCCGAGACTCGTAGAAAACTTGTCAAAAAATGGGCAATTGAAGCCGAAAAAGAACTTGCCGAATGGTGTGCATTTGACCTCGGAACTTCCCAAACCATCAACATTCCAAGTATTCTTTCTTGGTCTACAACTGGCTATCTCGATAAGGACAACTTGCTTCAAGTCCTTGACATTTTGAAAGCCCACGCCATTTCAAGCAATATGGAGCCAGAAGAGTTCAAACTCTTTGCAAGCGAGCGCTTCGAAACTGTTTGTCGTGACACCAAACTGCCACTCGGCAGTCTTGACGCAAACGAAACTTTCCGTACTGGTTTCGTTGGACTCGTCAACAACGTCGACGTTAGAAAAATTCAGGTCGCCTCGATTACGACCAGAAACGCAACATCGAAACAAGTTGAAGCCGAATACGCCATCTGGAAAACCAGAGATGGAATTCAGTATGTCATTCCATACAAGAATACCATCGACTACGCCCTCACACCAGACCAAGTTCTGTTGGGCGGAACCGGTTATCAGACCGTAGAGTATTACGACTTCTTCAATCTTTATCCAACTCGGCTGTATCGAGTTCCTCTGTATTACAAGGCGAACCCGACCTTGCCGACGAAATCGTAAGGAAGGACGGTAGAAACTTATGGCTACTAAAAACATTCCATTGACTCTTCGTAAGCCCGGCGTTAATGGCGTCGGTCCCGAAATCACATTCGCAAAAGTCGCAGCCGCAGACGACTACATGAGAATCCCTCGCAGATACCCGTTCATCGACATCGCCAACTATGACGCTCTCGAGACGGCGGGATATTTCAGAGCCGGCTCCAAAGTCGTTTCCACCGAACTTGGTGGCTCGGCCACGACAAACACCGAAGGTGTCCTTGGCTTCCAGTTGCCACGCACCGAAAAACTAGTTCTGCTCGTTTGCAGAACAGGCGTCGCTACGACTGGAACGGCAGCCCACTCATTCACTATCAAAGGTTCCATCGAGTATGGAATTCCTGACGAGGTAGTGTCTTGGGAAGCCGACGAAGATTTCACTTCTGGAACCAAAATTTACGAAATCGACCTATATAACTTCGGACTTCTTATCGCTGGCGTGTCTGGCGAACACGGAGTTATGATTCAAATTACCGACGACGAGGCAACGCCGGCACTCGAATTCGCCTTGGTCGCAAGAATGTAGGCGAAGGAAAAAAAAGAAAAACCACACAACAAAAGTGTGGTTTTTTGTTTCCTTTTTGAAAAAAAGTGTTATAATAAAATTATGGTGGTGACGGTATGAGAAAAAAAGAGCAACTATATGAGGTTGAGATAAAATCTCAATCCTTGTTAAGAGAAGGGAAAAAAGGGTTAATAACCTATTTCCAAGGCGGAAATCATCAAACGGTTGCCAATCATATTCGTTTGCTTTATCCTCAATATACAAAAACAGAAGACAAGCCAATGTTTAACATCACACCGATAACAAAAGAAGAATACAGGCTTAGGTCTGATTCTGGCGTTGTTAAACAAAAAGCACATCTTATGAAAGGAAGTGCGCATATCAATGAAATTATGGGAAATTAAGGCACAAGCCTTACGCTTGATGTTTGCTGACTCTGATATAAATTTTAGCGAAACCGAATTCACTGACGAAAGCATTTATTCCAATCCAAACACAAGAGATAAACTTGTTAGAATGGAAGACAGTATTTGCAGAGCCATCGACCTTTTCTATCAATACTGCGGAAACATCTCTCAAACAACTCTTCTTCAATTAAAATATAATGAAAGTGAAGAAGAATATGAAAACATTTTAGAAACAAGCGGGATCACGAACTTTGGAATTCCATCAAGAATCGACATCATTGCCGATTCTAGTGCTGGAATTTATGCTGTTGAAAATGTTTCGTTCAATTTTGACGTTATCACAAAGGAAATTTTTTTCACTGACGCAGATTATGCGTATTCATACTCAAGTGTTATTGCTGACCTTAAATTCTTAGTTTTTTATAAACTTGCGCCACAGAATCTTCCTGCAAATCCAGACCAAATGACATACGATTTGAGTGTCTTGAATATTCCCGAAGATATTCAAAGACAAATACCGCTTTACGTCAAAGGCGAACTCTACGAGGAAGACGAAAACATTCTTGCTGGCGCCGCTAAAGCAGAATATATCAAATACTTGGTTTTGAATCAAAGACGTACTTACAGTAAGAAACAAACTAAAGTCAAAAACAAGTATCCGAGAAGTGTAGCATGAGTGCCGATAGAAAAGAACGCAAATTGTTTGTTCTGAACGAATTTCGGGGTTTAGATACTCAAAACAAACAACTTAAAGTTGACAAAAATAGGGCTTCTTTTGGCTATAATTTTTATAGCAATAGCAAGACATTAAAGACTCGTCCCGCTTTTGTGATGAAGCAAGATATTCCATTTTTCCTTGAGTCTGGGGATTTTGTCATCGGTTGGTATTATTATAACGACTTGACAATTTTCATTACCAAAAATCATTTCTATATTATGAATGGAGAAACAATTTTTCACGAAAACAACGCTCCACTAGTAGAAAGCGAATCGGTTCTTATCAAATCGCCGAATCTTCCTTCTTCACTAAACTTTGAAGGAAGAACGCCCATATTCCACGAAGAAAAGGATTGTCTTTTCATTTTCGGCTTGCCATTAAACAACTCTGTTGGTGGCATTTTTGTTTTGTCCACATTGCTTGATGAGAATGGAGACGTTTACAAATATGTTTTATATGAATTATCTGACAAGCCAGTAAATCCGTTTGAATACACAAGCGACTACTATCAGCCATTTGAAGACTTACCTACCCCCTATGTTCCTACGTTAATGATTGGAAATAACGTTCTTGATGACGTCAACTTGCTATGCAAGAAATCAAAATATAGATTGTTTGCAAGTTCGTCGGACACCGTCGAAGGAGAGACTGTCTATTTGCTTCCAACACACTATGTTAAGGACAAACACACAAATTTTACCGTTGACATCGACTTCTATAAAAACCGTTTCGACTCTAACGTTTTTCCTATCTTTTTGGGCATTGAATCCGAAAATTTCTTTCCTGAAACAGATGTTGAAACCGACTATGGTTTAACTTTGAATACGACGCCAATCGACATTGTTGATACGTTTTATCCGGCGAAAGAGTTTGAGTATGAAGGAACTCCAGATTCAGTAACAAAAATCATTTCTGAGTTAGTTGGCTTGGACAAAAACAAGTTTTTCAACCTCAGAGTCAAAGACACTCACGGAATGAGTGTATTTGAATATCTATTGGATTACATCACTTTGAATCCAAATACTTTTGGTGTCGGAATGACTGAAAACTATACATTTGAGTTCACACTGCCGCTTGAGTATTATTCAATTTACAGAGACGCCACATCTTATGAAATTACAGACAGAATCAAGGAGCCAAGTTCGATTTCTGTTTTTGTCCAATTTCGTAAGTTTGAAGAACAAACCTCACTAATGGATACTGAATCAGTTGAATCCACATCTAAAGTTGAAGAGCCATATCCTTTCTCTAGTGATTGGCCGTCATATCCCGTAACCGACGACGGAGACGTTGACAGATTTTTCACATTTGAAGGAGAGGTTGACGTCCAAAATCTGGGGGACAACGACCCAGAAGATACAACTCCACTATACAAACCGAACTATACTGAAACCACTTTCAAGAATTTGTGTCGCGCTTTTTTGGCAACCAAATCATCAGAATTGACTGTTGAAGAAAGGGTTAAAGTCAGTGGGCGTTTATATGATACCCATACTGTTTACCAAGACGGTTCAGTTTCGATTGGAATTTCAAGCGCTTGGTTTTGGCCGACAGATTACGAATGGGATATGGACATTGTTTGGAACGACCCTGATACTATTACAGATATTCCAGATGAGACAGAATACCCATACTTCGAACCTGGTGAGAGACCGGTTTTGGAATACGAAAGCGTTATTTCTACAACTGGATTTTTTCCGGATTTTTCCGTTGAAACAGTGCTATATAATAGCATTCGGAATACTTTAGCGCTTTTAATTTCAGAAATTGACCCAAAAACTTATGGGAATTCTGGAATTGGATATTTCAAATTCAAGGTTCAAACATACTGGAAAACTGGTGACACAACTTATTACAAAGGTATTCCGATTGTCATTCAATTTACATACCAACTTGAATCGGCCACTGAATATCAGACAAGACAAAGTTTCTCATATTTTTGCAATATCGTAAATGAATCCGCTTATTCCATAGACAACCTCTACACCTTTGAATTGGATTCTGACGAAGGATACTTTAAGTTTACATTAAGGGACTACTTCTTCGATTACAGAAACGAACCAGCCATCGACATTGAAGTTACTTTTGCGGATAATCCAGATTATGATTTGGTTGCGAACAACAAGTTTGGTATTACATTTGGAAGCGAAAATCGTCTGTTTTTGGCTGGGCATGAAGACCACCCAAACATCGACAGATACAATGTTTCAAACGACTTGCTTGGAAATAACGACATATCTCAAAGTTATGAATTGACTTATTTTCCGTCAAAGAACTATCGTGTTGTTGGTGGAAAGGGAGCCATCAACGGATATGTCATAGCCACGGACAGCCAAATGTATGTAACCAAAGAGAAATATCCTAATGACAGTGTTCTTTTTGTCCGCACTCGCAAGATGGATGATAACGGTCTTGTTGGTTATAACGAATTCAAAACAAGCGTCAAGGTTACTCCACTAAACCATAACTGTCTTGTCAGATTTAATAATGATATTGTAATTTTATCTCAAAATGGACTTATCGCTTTGGAACTGTCTTCCAACGTTTTAACAGATGAACGCCTTGAAAAATCAAGAGACGCTTTTGTGCATACCGAACTAAAAAGTGCTATAAATAGCGTTAACAAATCAGAACCATTCATCGTTGAAGATAACACTTATATGTATATTTTCATCGGAAAAACCGTTTTTGTTGCTGACGCTAGGCTTGTTGCAAGTAATCCTAATGGTGAACTAAATAACGTAAGTTATGAAATCGTTCGTTGGGAACTTCAAAAAAAATTCCGAGCAGGAGATTTTGCTGGTGGTGAACTTGTTTTGCTTGACGATTCTGGGGAAATTTTCTATGAATTTGATGATGAAAATGACAAGGATGACGTTATTACTCGACACGAAGACGCCATTGCTTGTAATGTTTTTGCAGAAAGTTCTCATAACTATTTCCAACTTTCTTCATCTTTTGACTTTATTTATACAAATCCAGAAAAGACTGGAATTATTCTTTATTCTGGTTACAAATTGCAAGCCTCTGTTACCTTGGAGGATTATCATCTTTCCCCCGCCGGAGTTGGACATATTGACAATTCGTTGGCTTTTAGAAATGTTGTTGATGGAGACACATTATATTTCTATGATGATGTTGCAGAAACGTTCTATCCATTTGTTATTGACGGGCTTGAAAATAGCGAAAGAACCGAATTTACTTATGATGAAAGTATTTCTGGAGACCAAAGCGTTATTTATAAGAATATCGCCCAAACTCAACTGTATATTTCGTTGATTTTCGATTTGCCAAATAGCACCATTATTGGTTGCCGATTATCTCCTTACGCTCATGAAGATATTGTCCATATAACTCAAGAAGATGAAGAGGCAGTCGAAGATTATGAAAATAGGGTTTTGGCCGCTTTTGACGATAATGAAGACTACTTCTTTGAAGAAGCAGGAATGCAAGACATCATCTTGAATCGTGAAGAAGAGATTCTTTATAAATGGGTTAGTGCGATTCTTGACTTTGGAAATAATTATATGGAGAAAACGATGTTCAAAGCGAACATTTATGCCAATAGTATTAACAATGGAAATATCATGAAAATTGGATACAAGACAATGAGAGGTCTAAAGAGAACGACTGACGAAGAAATTGTTATTGTTTCTGCAAATGTCTTTAATTTTGACTTTGTCGATTTCACTATTTTCTCTTTTCGTTCGTTCAGTGAGTTTGGAACCTCATTTCCTTGTAAAGAAAACAATTTCTTGTATATTCAATTTGTTGTTTGGGGAGAAGGACAAATCGAACTTAATGCAATTGAAATTTTATATAAATTGAATAGAACCTTGAAAACTATTGGATAATAATATATAATTATTATTATAAGGGAGATGAATTATTATGGCAACTGACGACCTTCTTGTAACACAATCTGAACTTGATGCCATTAAGGAAAAGGCACCAAGAAATATGCCGCTTAATCCGACGGCTCAAGGGTATTCTGGTCAAGAAATCAGAATAATGATGGACAAATATGCCATCGACCCAACTAACAGCATACTTGCTCTTATCACAGCCAAAATGGCAGCCATCAAGTCAGAGATTGACGAGATTTGCGGCGCATTGGACGACGTTATCGCCGGTGATACGGACATCTCGTATGACAATGCCGTATCGGGCTTGATGGCGGAAAAGATAAAAGCCGCTATTGATGAAATAGACGGCATATTGGACGACATCGTGGACGGCTCGACAGAGATAGCGGAAGCAACCAAAGCGACGAATGACGCAAACGACGACGCTATTCATACTACGTATGAAAAATTGGCAAACAAGAAAACCACGCTATCGGACAACTCGGACACGTATTACCCATCGCAAAAAGCGACGAAAACGTATGCGGACACCAAACTTCCCAAATCGGGCGGAACTATGACGGGCGCCATCGACATGGGCGGTCAGAAAATCACCAACGTCGGCAACGGATCGGATGACGAAGATGTCATCAACGTCGGCCAAGTCACTTTATCGCTCGGCTACAAGCAAGACATTTCCGACAAAGACCAAGCCAACGGCTACGCAGGTTTGAACTCGTCTGGCAAACTTGCGAACAGCGTCATCCCCGCGCTTGCCATCACGGAAAGTTTTGTCGTGGCTTCGGAAGTCGCGCAACTCGCTCTCACGGCTCAACAAGGCGACGTCGCCATCCGCACCGATGAGAACAAAAACTACATCCACAACGGCGGAACAGAGGGAACGATGAGCGATTGGACGTTGCTCTTGACGCCGACCGATACCGTTCTTTCGGTCAATGGCGAAATTGGCGCGGTCACTTTGGACGCTTCCGACATCTTGACCGATGAAGTCGGACAAACGATTCAAGACAAATTCGACATCATTGACGGTCAAATTGAGGACATCGAAAGCGACATCGCAACGGTGCAAGGCGACATTACAAACCTCGAAGACCGCGTGTATGA